ACTCAAGGTTTACTAAATAGATGTTTTGTGGTGAGTGATTTTGGTGGGAGATTGCCTGATGAACATCCCAAACCTAATCTACCTAAACTTAATTCCGAATTAAACGCTCTAGCTAATATGAAGACACCAAATAGTGCCATTTATGATGGGCAATCAGTAGCTATTAGTATTGAATTAGAACCACAGTCTAAGAAATTATACAAGGAATTAATGAGAAAATATAGGGACTTAGCCAAAAACGAAGAGGATAAAATCATCCGATTACTAGTTGGCAAATTCCCAGAACATCTTAATAAACTCTGCCTGGCTTCAGTCATTAGCCGTGACCCAGATCCCTACCATGGACCACAACAAGAATATCTCCCACTAGTGACCGCCTACGATATCGAATACGCTGAGAAGTTTTTGGACTTATACTATAAAAAATACCTGGTTAAATTGCCAGAAAGTTTCACCCTGAGTGCTTACCATAGGAACCTTAAGGCGGTGTTAAATTACACCAGAGGGAGCCGAAAACCAATGAGGTTACGAGATGTGAGACGTAAATTTCAGCACCTTGGGCAGCAACTGAGGAACATCCTGGAGGATCTGGAGGACCAAGAATACATCATTTCATATAATGATCCTGGAGGGAATAAGGCCGGGAGACCCTCGAAATTAGTTAAAGCTTTACCTGAGTTTATGGTATAGAACACCTTGCACTCTTCGGTGTGGAAGGACACACAGGATACGAACACGGTCTACTGGAATACATTCCGTAGTCCCTTCATTTTCCCCTTGCGGGTATGTTCGTGGGAACCGCTAAGCCAGTGTCGAGTCTGGCAAGAGTGCATTTTATAGAGGGGCGATTATGCTTAGGATTATTGTTTTCATATTCAGTTTTGCTTTTGTCTTCTACTGTACTTATGTGCGCTTTGACAATCCTGAGTTGACTGAGACACAGCTGTTTTTGAAGATATTTGGAATAAAAAATGGGGAGGATTAAATGCTTGAAAAAAAGTTAGCTAAAATTAGTAGAGCTTACTTTGGGGTAATCTCTGACTATCCTTTTTTAATGGGGCTCGATTTGAGCTTTAGTGCGGATAGTTGGGGTATTGGTAGTGGTGGAAGAGACATGGTAAATATGAACACAGAGGCCAAGTGGTCTAATGATGCGGAACATAAAGAAGCTGTTTTTAAAATGGTATTAAAGGTCAAAAGTATTTTAGAAGAGGCGAAAGTTGAGTCAGTCCACGCATTAATAGGTAAGCCTGTAGAAGTTACTATTGAGAATAATGTTTTTAAAGATTTTAGAATTTTAACAGAGGTCTTATGACACACGCACAGGCTATAATTCTAGTAATAGCCGCACTTGTGATAATCCTTATTGCCTGTGGTTTGGGTTCTAAATGGTAAGTCCCTTTTGATCGGACGATTGGAGTGGCTACCCCGCGCGTTTGAGAGGATGCCTAAAGTTGGTTTGAACTATACCAGTCGTTCGTTCAAGGGAGGATTGTCATGCACCCAATTAAACGATTTATTCTATGGTTACTTAACACCCGCTGCGACGGATGCAGGACAAGAAATGGAAGGCTTTATGAAGACGGACAAGCCTGCTTATTATGTAAAAATTGCATGAATAGGTAGTCCTTTTTGATCGGACGACTGGGTTGTACTGCAAAAGGCCTTTGCTTATGTCCTATTGGTACCGATAGGGCCAGTCGTTCGTTCAAAGGAGGATTAAGTTGAGAATAAATACATTTTCAGTGCATCATACCCCTAAAGGTCGGCCCATTGATTTGAGTAAATTTGAGGTGCGCGAAGAGTTTAGACCAATTAGGGTTTATGTCAAACCAGACGGAAGTGTTGACGATAAACATACTTTTCTATTTTTAATGCAAGGCCGCGGTGCAACTTTCACTGTAGCGCAAATTTCAGCGAACATGTTTAGACCATTCTATGAGGAGTTGAAGAAAATATACGAGGAGAGTCGATGAGTATTTTGCTGAGATGGGTAAGAGACGTGCTAGTGCGGCGCGTTTACGATGCGCCAAGAGGGCGGGGACGGCGGAAGCACTGGGTGAGCTCAGGAAACTGGGATTAGATCTAAAGCCACACCTAACCTAAGAAAGTGTTCCAAAACATCAGAGAAATGACGCAAGCAATTTTGTCACCATCACATGCGTCAATTTGAAAACTACCGGTGACAATTTTTGTCACGTCACTCCGTGTCTATGGTGACAATTTTTGTCACGTCACGGTGCAAGGATGACAAAAGTATTTTGTCAATACGGATCAATTTCGGATACATATCCAAATAATAAATAATTAAATACTTAGAGCCTATTTTTTTTGTAATAATTACCTGGTATCATAATGACACCAGTAATTAGGGTTATTTTAGGCTTACATGACAAAATTAATTACTACTTAATTAACCGTGTCATTGATAGTCCTAAGTGTTCCAACTTCAGGCTCTGTGTGTTAATAATGCTGAAACACATAAAAGGATTGGGATGATGACACCAGAGCAAATAGCTAAGATGGAAGAACGAGCTTTCTCTTATTTAGAGGCTAGACACAACCCTTTAAGAAACGAGGGTAAGGCCGCCATGCTTGATTATATCAATGGCTACATCGCTACCCTAGAATCCGAAGAGGTAAATGCATTTGTTGATGCTTTGAAGTTTTACACCAGCCATCTAAGTGGTAAGACTACTTTGGGTAAAAGTGGTTGGATGCCAAAATTACTGAAAGATGAGGGTTTTACCGCCACCTCAGCCCTAAACAAATTCTATGGCCGTGAGGATGAGTGACGATGACCAGCCGCTCCATTGGATAGATTCTGTCAGACTGGGCCACAGGATCTTTATTGATTTAGAGGCAGTATTGCGACTCCTTGATAAGTATTATGACACGCGCAGACCAAGCACTGACTACACGCTAAATTGCTGCGGTACAGTATATAAAGTCAAACAATTAGAAGCTTATTTTCACGGCCCGGAACCACCAGTAAGTAAATATTTCAAGCGGCTTCATAATGCTCTGATTGACCGCGACAAAAAGGTCATGTTAGCTAATGTGAAAAAGTTATATAATTACAGGAGTGAGTAATATGCCAGACTGGTTCATGAATATAACAGAAGATGTCTCCTTAATGGTTGACCGCGACCCCAATATACCTAGTAGTTTCTGTGCCAAAACGTTGCTCAATAGGGATGAGTTAATAAGATTACGGGATTCTTTAACAAAGGCGATTGAATATCAGGAAGACAGAGATGACACCGTTAAAAGCTCTTAAAGACTGTTCTGGGGACGCTCTGCGGGTGATTATCCTGGGCAAACCTCCTAAGCTCCCAAATAGGTTTGGCCGTACATGGCTCTCTAGACATGGAGAAAGAAAGAGATGGGAGCGTATGGTAAACCATGCGCTTAATGATTTCAGGTATTGGGATGATCCGCTGACTAAAGCAAAGCTGACTCTGGTTAGATATTCGAGTCGGCAACCAGACGAAGACAATCTAATGGCGTCATGGAAGCCAGTAATTGATGCGCTAGTAAGTTATGGTGTGATTGAGGATGACAATCCCAAGGTCATCGTGGAATTAGTATCCAAGTGGCGCAAGTGTAAGCGCAATGAAGTTAGGATAGAAATAGTTATTGAAAGTCTGGAGGATCAACCTCCACAGCAGTAAAGCATCTCTTAAGATCTAGAGTACAGCTATAGGCTCCCACTCTCTTTGCCATGACATCTGCAAGGTTGGAAGAAGTCAGGAAATCACATGCCACCCACCCAATGACCAAACATAATACTCCAATTAATATCCTCGTATCTCTTTCTTCCGACCTTCTATATGGCTGTGGGTGCCCTTTCATAAACATCTCCTTTAATATATAATGGATGCTACAATGAAATTATGCTAGGGGGAAGCCTATCATCTTGAAGATTCTTCTTTGTAAGGTTTACCTATTTTACATCTTGTCTCGGCTTCCTCCTTGCTATTAAATTGAACTTAATGCTAGCGGTGGGGAAGGACTCATTACCAAGAGCGCATGTAGGGTCGGAATGCCGAAAGGTAGCGCAGCCCGTAGCCAGTGTCGAGTCTGGCCTAGCAGATTTATAAAGAGGACAAGATGACAGATGAAAAGATAAATCGATTAGTCCACGAAAAGGTGATGGGGTTAGATGTCTATGAGCCTAGGATAGGAATGTCTGGTTTTAAAGGTTACGACGACGGTTGTTCTCTGGAAGAGGCTAAAAAAGTTATCCAGCGGTACAAAGAAAGAGTACCTAGTTGGGAAGAGCGACTAGAACTCCCCTGGATTAAATCCCCACATTTTTCCTGTCCAGACTACTGCAACTCATGGGAAGCGATGGGGGAGGTGATTGAGAAGATGACAAAAAAGGACCACGAGATAATAGGGGCCTTCAAGTTAGAGCATTTTTCTTTATGGACTGCTCATTTCAGCTACGAAAAGACTGGCGGAGGTCAATTTGATTTTACCAGTTCTCACCCATTAGCCCCCAAAGCGGTGGCGTTGGCTGCGTTGAAAATGAAAGGAGTAGATATTGACAAATGAGGAAATAGCTCGGTTGGGGTACCGGTTGGATAACCAACCCAAAACAACCAAGAAACAACCGCTGGATGGCGTCTACCACGATCTAAGCGAGCCCTTTGCAGACTCCCTAACTAGACTATGTGCCGCTGTAGAGAATGTGCTTGACGAGTACGATTCAAGAGAGAAACTCAATTATGCATATAATAAAATGGTCAACCAACTTTGCAAAACAAAAAAGAGACTGGACAACGAAAATGAAAAACTTCGCCCTAGTATTATTACTAAGTCTAATTAGCTGTACATCCATCGAATTACCTGATGAGGTTAGATTGCAGGTGTTTAAAACTACTTGCGAAAAGGTCAAGCGTGATTATGGGACCACCGAATGTAAAGACGGAAGGTGTGAACAAAAAGGCTATCAATCGGAATTCAATTTTTGTATCCATCAGCCAACGGAAAGTAAAAGTAAAGACATATTGTACTATATGCATGGGTTTGGTGATTCTCATACGGCATGGGTCGACTCCCAATTCCCAGAGTCCTTTGTCCATTTTAAAAGAATGCACATGCTCTTCGGAGACGTGCACCCTACAGTGGTCACAATATCTTATGGAAATAGCTGGATTCTTACCCCCGAACTTAAAGACAAAGACAAACATCCCAAACGAGATAAACCTCCACAAGATGCCAATATCGAGACTTTCCGAGATCTTGTATTGGGACTTGAGAGAAGATTCGAATTAAACGGCGATAGATTTATCCTGGGTTATTCAATGGGCGGCTTCAATACTATACAGCTTATCTCCAACCCACTGACTAAATCCATGTTCAAAAAAGTTGTCTTGGTTAATGCCATGTTACCTATATGCTGTGTTCCGTTTGAATGCGGTAACCCCGCTTGTTGGATAATTGCTGGTAAAATATTTGAAGGTGCGCCGGTGGTTATTATCGAATCTAACTTCCAGGGCAAGGAGCATTATGAACCAAACAACCCCTTCGGCGCACTGAGCGTAAACCTAGACGATAAAACACCACCTGTACACTACCAATCAGCATTAGATGATGATTGGAGATTCTTTGTTAGAGCCCCCGAATGGACTGAATTAGCTAAATCAAGAGGAGTAGATGTTACTCTCATAGAACATAAGGGTTCACACAATTACCTTAACCCCGTGAAAATAGTTGAGTTTTTGGTGGGAGTTGAGGTAGGGTTCTGGTCATGGTTAAAAGGGATGTTCAGCACCTGAGTGCTCTACCATGGTGAATGTTTGGCTGTAATGGAAGGTCTCCCCGATAAAAGTATCGACCTATGTTTAACAGACCCGCCATACGGAGCAACACAATGTAAATGGGATTCGGTTATTCCTTTTGAGCCGATGTGGGAACAATTGAAAAGAATAGTAAAAGATAATGGGGCAATTTGTCTATTTGGTAGTGAACCCTTTAGTTCCCATTTAAGATTAAGTAATATTAAAATGTATAAATATGATTGGGTGTGGGAAAAAACATTGTTTTCAAATTTTGCAATGGTAAAAAAACAACCAGGTAAAAGACATGAAATTATTTGCGTTTTTTATAAAAAACAACCAGCATACTTCCCTCAGATGGAGAAAGGAAAGCCTTATTTTGATAAAGTTAGGAATAGAACAATGGGTGTGACCGGGAATGCTTTACCAAAAAAACAAGCCATTATAAATAAAGGAACCAGGTTTCCATCAAGTGTTCAAAAATTTAGCAATGGTAACAATAAGGGTTTCCATCCTACACAAAAACCCATCCCACTCTTAGAATATTTAATTAAAACATACACCCTTGAGGGTGCCGCTGTTTTAGATTTTACAATGGGTAGTGGGTCAACTGGGTTAGCGGCAAAGCGCTTAAACCGAAAATTTATAGGCATCGAAAAAGACAAGAGATATTTTGAAATAGCTAAAAAAAGGATAGAAAATGACACCAGAGATAGCTTACTTGCTTGGGCGAATGACCGGATTAATTGACAGATTGTCAGACTTAAAAGATGATCTCCCAGAAAACATCATAGAAGAGATTCTTGAATGTAAAACCGATGCAAAAGAACTTTTTAGATCCCCCCCACCACCCTCCCCCATGCAAATGACGATGGAGGCACAGAAAAGACGCGTCCCTAGGGTGGCCACCTCGGATGATGGCGGCTACGCGTAAATAATTTCGACTTATCCACAGAATAATTGATACAATTCACATGTGAGTAAAAAGAATGAACGTAAGCAAAGAAGTTAGAATTTGTGTTGATCACAAACACGAATGGTGGCACTGGTTCTTTATGAAAAAATTAATTAGTGAGAAGAAGATAGAATCTGATGAGAGGAAAGTTTATCGCAAGTGGTGGGGCTGTAGGCTTTGCAAATATGAGAAAATGACATTCAAATGGTATAGCTCAGAAGCAAAGAAGGTAATCATAGATGACAAGGACTGATTTATTATTATCTGCACTAGCAGATCAAATGCGCAATAGGAACATAACTCCCCTGGGTTTAAAGTCAAGAAATACATCTAATGATGGGTTTGATTATTTGGGTTTGGCGCTCCCGAGTACCGCCACAAGTGCAGAAAGGTGGCGAATAGCCCGCATTAATCAAACCACTGACGATATAGACTATGCTGGTGGAAGTGATCTGTTTGACCAAGTGTGGGACGACGTTTTAACATTGAGTTATAGTTAGATGGCTCTTGATTTCGCTACCGCTATTGCTCATCTTATCCCTATTAAACACAACGCTAATGCAATTAAATACGACAACACCACTTCTGGGCTAGCTGATAACGTCCAAGGTGCTATTGACGAACTAGACACAATCATAGAAAGTCTTACTCTGGCTGATATTTTGGCTGTCGGAAATAATACTGGCGGTAATAATATTACTGTTGATAGTGGCGACCAAATTGAATTTAATACGATAACTAATTTTATTTCAGCCACAGACCCAGCCACATTAGTAATAAATGCAGGTGGTATTGCAAGTCTCGATATAGATGCCGTCGCTGCTATTACAATAGATTCTGGAGCAGCCTTTACCATTACATCAGCTGCAGGTCTTATTTGTAGATCAGCTTCAGACGCTCTGGCTATTTTTGGTAGCGGTGATGCAAACCCTACTGTTCCGACAGCAGCCACAATCATAGAAGCTCACAATGATGGTGGTCTTCCTGCGGCAGTATCTGGAAGACTCACTATTTTTCCTGGTGTTAACGGAAACAGCACAGGTCCAACTACTCAATTAAGTGCAGGCCCACATAATGTAGTCATTGGGGGAATAGGCGGAGACTTAATTTTAAATGCAGGATTTGGGGGCCTAGGAAATAGTGATGGTGACGTTAAGGTAAATGTCTGTTTTGATTTTAATGTAGATGCATCAATAGGCACTTTTGATATGACAAATGCTTGTACATTTACAAATGACATTATTGTTAATTCAAACTCAAATAATGTTTCCAGATTTGGGGATACGACAGCCAATTCATCACACCAATCTTTTGCCGATGGTAGAGACCAACTTGTTGTGTCTAGAGAATATAACTCAAGCTTGGACGCAGATACTCCATTCTATGTTTTTCGGGCACATGGGATGTATGATGTAGGCACTGGGGCCAGAAAATCGTTAGTTCATACCGCATCAGCTTTTTTTACAAACGAAACTGGACAACTTCTAGAAAAACCAACTGGTGGCGACACAGATATCACACAGATGTGTGCTCTTCGTGCTGAATATTTTTCTAATACTGCTGCTGCAGGCAACTACAACGATTCTAATCCACACGCAGCTCTTGCTATTAAAATAGATGATAGTGGTGGAAGTTTTGCTACACTGCCTCAATTTAATGCTATTCACTATGAACCACTAGAAATGGGAGGCAATGCTGTTACAGATTTTTGCTTTATGCGAATGAATGTTTGTACTGGTACTGCACTCGTTAATGTTCACGGATTAAGAATAGCTGAATTATCAAACGGCACTACTTCTAACAGAGAGATATTTCTAGAAGGAGCTGGTGAAATTTTCTTTAGAGATTCTGCTCTTTCTATTGGTTCACAAACCGACGGTCACATAGATCATATTGCTGATATAAGCCATGATTTTATTATTGGATCAAATGAAGAAGTAAGAATTGCTGCCAACACACTTATATTCAATTCTGGGTCAGATGATCCAGTATTAGATTGGTCAGTAGATGGCGAACTAGCACTCACAAATGGACTATTTAAATTTGACGAAGGCTTAACTGCCAATGTTACAGCCTTTACTTCGGGACCTGTAACACTTGACGCTACTCACTTTCAAACAACTTTCGATGCTACAACGGGTAATATAACTGTAAATTTACCTGCAATATCAGGTATTGAAGGCAGAATTTATAATATTAAAAAGATTGATGTATCTATTAATACTGTCACTATCGATGGAAATGGTGCTGAAACTATTGACGGTGCAACAACTTTAGTGATTGCATTTCAATATGACGCGCCAGAAATTATAGCTGGTGCAAGCGAATGGCATGTAAGATAGGGATAACTAACTATGGTCAAAATAAAATTAGGCTTAAAAAACTCCGGCACCACAGCTGCTCCAGGCATTCACCCAGTTACTGATACAAGTTCTGAAATTTTAGCAGCAAATGCAGATAGAGCCTGGGCCTGTGTTACAAATACCAGTGCTGAAACTGTCTATATAGCTTTTGGAAGACCGGCTGTTGCTTTACGCGGCTTACCTCTCATTCGAAATGCTGCTTATGTTGTTGGGGGAGACAATCATACGACTGAATCAATAACAGGAATAACTGAATCTGGCACAGCCAATGTGGCCCATCTAGAGTCCACCGATGAGTAATTTTGGGGCTAAAAATTTTCTTTTTGAGGTTGCTAAAGGTGTTGTACCGGGTCATTTTAGTGTACATTTATTTGGCAGAAATCCACTAGTCAACAAAACCACATATGAAGATATATGGGAAACTGGCGGGATAAAAAACTTTTTAACTTCTGCGTCCACACTTGAATTAATTAGTACTAGTGCTAACGACACGGCCTTAGGTACTGGCGCAAGAAGCATTGTTTTAATAGGCTTAGATTCTAATTTTGATTTAGCTATTGAAAACTTAGCAACTAATGGTACTAGTCCATCTGCTCCTTCATCTACATCCTTTATAAGATTACTACGTGCACAAGCACAAACAGGTGGTGCTTACGGACAAACTGACGACGGCGGAAATGACGGAGATATAACCGTAAGACTTTCTAGTGCTGGGGCCACACAGGGTACTATTTTAACTGAGAACAATCTCCGTAAAGGACAAACACATCTTTCTCATTTTACTGTCCCAAATGGATTTACTGCTTTTATTTATTCAATACACATAAGTGTGCAGTCCAGTAAGGCTGCTAATGTTGTACTATTGCAAAGAGACGATGCTGACGTAGTGGTAGCTCCATTTAGTTGTCCAAGAGTTATTGATAGATTTGATGGCGTTATTGGTCAAGCAGATGAACACCCACAGCTTCCGTATGAACTTCCTGCAAAAACAGATGTTTGGTTTGCGGCAATTGGTGGGGCAAATGGAAGTGAAATAGAAGTAGACTATACGGTCGTTTTAGTCGCAGAAAATTTAACTGGTTTACCTAGCGGCTTTCGCGGCATATAAGGAGATTCTATGGCTGATTTAACAATAACATTTAAAATGGGGACTCAAGAAGTTGTTAAAACTATCCCATCTGCTAGAATTTTAGACTTCAAAGAAGGCTTTGAAAAAGAAAATCCGCTTTCTGAGGGAGATACATCGCTAGAAAATTTCGCTAATGTTATTGCAAGTTGGGTCTGCCATGAAGTAAGACAGGGATGGAAAAATATCGCTTCTGATACATCAAAAAGAGTGAAATATGGGACAGATAATATTAACTAATAAGGAAAAAAATTAATGAGAATAAATTTCGATCAAAAACTTGTCAACTATAGAGGCGACCCCATTAAAGGTGATGATGAAAAGTATCTAACAGTCAAAGAAGTTTGCTGCTTGGCTTTAACGGTTGCACGATCTAACGATAATCCGCAGGAATGGAAAATTAAATTTGACATGGAAAAGTTAGCTAAAACAATATGGGAAGGTGCAACTACTATCACTAGCGAAGATTGCGTGCTCATTAAAAAAATGGTCGGCTCCCTTTACGGACCCATTGTAGTTGGTCCTATATGTAGGATATTAGAAGGAGAAGAAGACGCTGCAAAAAAGAAGAAGTAGCGTTGCCAAGCAGCACAGCAAAAAAAAGACAATGCCTGAAATGTGACGGAGTATTCAAAAGTTATGGTAGACAAAACAGGATCTGTACCAACTGCAGAAAAATCAACCGAACAATCAGACCAGAGTCTTACTCCATCCGAAGAAATAGAAAAGTTAGATCTTAATGATTTGTTCGAAAGAAATTCTAATGAGAAACGCCCTGTCCCCCCTGACCTTAATGGTAGTCTTGTAATGAAAATGGCGTTCCTTGGTAGTACATATGAAGAGATAGGTTTTATTACTTGCGTGGATAAAGATGTGGTAAGACAAAGGTTTAAAGGTGAGTACGACAGGGGCAAGACTATAATGAAAATTAGGCTACGCCGGGCTCAATTGCAAAACGCTGTAGATAAAATGAGCGCCCCAATGCAACGGTGGCTTGGGATACAATACTTGGAACAAAAAGATGCTGTGGATGTGAGTTCAGATACAATCACAGAGTCTTATGAACAGTATTTAGAAAGGGTAAAAAAAGTAAATGAAAAAGATGTCACCAACAAATTGGATAATGGTGGGGATAGCGGTTAGTGGTTTATTTCTATGTGTGTGGGGCACTTATAGTTTGTGTTCCGTTTTAGATAAAATTCGACCTAAGCCAAGGATAGCAATAAATGGGGATGGGATCTATTGGGGCAAAGGCGTTGAAAACGTGCGAAAGGATGATTAAAATTATGTCACCAATGAGGATAAAGTTAATAGTAATTAGCTTAGTGCTCTTTGCACTAGGTGGTTACACTTTGTATACTGCTTTTGATAAGCAATTTGATAACAAGGTGGGGGAACTACCAAATGGTGAAGTGGGGATAATGCTTGACATCCCAAAATGATCTATTAAACTTTCCTAAGTTCTGTGAGAAACACCTACGTATAACTACTAAAAGTGGGACAGAAATCCCATTCATTTTAAAACCCTACCAATTAAGAATAGCCAACGTCATTCAAGAGATGATCGATGCCGGATTACCGGTAAGGATTATAATTCTAAAGGCTAGGCAATTAGGCATATCTACCCTTGTCGCGGCCTATCTTTATTATAAGACCATAACCAATAAATACATTAGGTCCTTAACCATTGCACATGACGAAGAATCAACAATTAATATCTTTGAGATGAGCCATAGGTTTTATGATTTAAGCGACATTCAACCCATGAAAAGATTTTCTAACCGAAAAGAATTGGTGTTTGAAAATCCTGATAATAAGAGCAGACAATCCACACCAGGACTTATGAGTAAGATGGGAGTTGCCACTGCTGGAAAAAAGACTGCGGGTAGATCAAAAACCATACATAATCTACACATTTCAGAATTACCATACTGGCTTCACGCGAAGAAAACAATGGCCGGCCTGGTTAGTTCCGTTCCTAATAAAGCAAATTCATGCATTATTATAGAAGCCACTGCCAATGGGATGAGTGGTGACGGCGGCGTCTTCTATGAAAAATGTGTGCGCGCCCAAACCGGGCTAGATGAATTCAGGTTTATATTTATTGCCTGGTTTGAAGATGATGACTATCGCATGAAACCACCGATGGGGTTTAAGGCAGAAGGTAAAATCGCAGACCTAGCTGTTAGGTTCCCAGAATTAGACGATGAGCAATTGTATTGGGCCACCTATACGCTTAAAAACGTTTGCGACGGGGATTGGATGACATTTTGTCAAGAATATCCCTCCACTCCAGAAGAGGCTTTTGTTCTATCTGGGAGGCCATTCTTTAACCAGTTTGATATAATTAAAAGGATATCTCTAGCCAAAGACGTAAAGTACAAGCAAGGTTATTTAGATGATAAGGGTGTGTTCCATGAATCCTCTGATGGTATGTTGCGCATCTATGAGGAGCCACAAGAAAAAGGTATTTATGGCATAGGGGCCGATGTTGCTGAAGGGTTAGAAGATGGGGATGCTGATTCTGCTTTTGTTATTGATAGGAAAATGCGCCAAGTGGCAAGATTCTTTGGTAGAATTGACCCCGACCAATTTGGCAAAGAGTTAATAAAACTAGGTAAATACTATAACAATGCCCTCCTAGCTCCCGAACTTAATAATCATGGTCACGCCGTGTTAGCCAGACTGAAAAATGACGGATATATTAATATTTACACCAGAGAGGTCTATGATGAGTTGGCCGACAGACGAGTGAAAAAACTGGCTTGGCTAACAACAAGTAAAAGTAAGATGCACATGTTGGATGAGTTTAAGGCGGCCTACAGAGATGGGGATATCACCATAAAGGACGTGGAATTATTTAAGGAAATGAAACTACTCCAGATAGAAGAAGATGGAAATGTCATCCTTAATGGTAAAGATTTGACAGTTTCAGCTTGCATTGCAGTACAATGTATTAAACAATTACCCAAAGAAAGTGAATACAGGGCTGATATTCCAGAAGAGACAAGGACTTTGCCTTTTGCAGAACGAATGAAAAAACTAGAAAAGAAGAATACCGGATGGGGGTATAGATGAATGAATATTACTGGGCTTTATTTACGGTCTTGATAGCTGGCGGGCTTGCCGCTGGTGGAGCCGTCCTTTTTGTTAAAGGTTTTAAGATCGGGTATAAGAAGGGTCTTGAACAAGAGCCCGATTCTGGGTGGATTAATTATATTCCTAAAGAACAATATAAGGCTATAGTCCCTGGTAAAGACAAGGAATATGTCTAGAATCTATGTGAAATTTAATACTGGATCCAGGTGGTCTTGGGGAGCCCGTTGGTTTGATTCAATCGATAAGGCTCATGAATATTGTAAAGAAAAGGGATACCATGGCATCTATAGTGTCACAAGACATGATGGATTTGTAGTAGATGGAACCAGTTTCCAACCACATTTTAACCACAGCCTTGGTGAATGGGTAGAAACCAGAAAACAATTTAAACAAAAGATGGGGAAGTTAGGCTTAATGGAGGCCGGCACTGAGCCCCCACCGCAACAACGCGAAGTTCCAAAAAAAAATAATTACATTGCAGATGACATGATAGACTATGTTAAAGAAGGCCTAGGCGTTAAAGTCAATGACAACTTCGTGAAGGAACTTAAGGACGATGACGAATTTAGAAGAACCATCAGTGAGGATTCCGCCGGAACTGCCTGAAAAAGATAAGAAATTATTAAAAGAGATTGAATTTGTATTTAATGAGGCAAGAAGTTACCGCAAAAAATTTGATTCTAGATGGAAAAAGTATGAACGTTTTTATGATGGTGAACAGTGGGAAAACAATTTCGGAGACGACCAAAAACCAGTCGACAACTGGATATTTACTATCCTTGAGTCTGAAGTTCCCGTACTGACAGATACTCTACCAGGGACTGATATTGTAGCCATAGAAGAAGAAAACCTAGAAAAAGCTAGGGTCTTAAAGGAGGCTATTAATTTTGTTTATAGCTTCAACCATTTAGATATAAGAATTGCACAAGCTATAAGGACAGCACTTAAAATAGGAACGGGTTTTCTTTATGTTGATTTTGATGGTGACCTAGAGGGAGGGAGCGGTCAGGTTGTTATCAAAAACATGCCATGGAGATATGTTTATTTAGACCCCTCTTCTGGTGATATTGATGACATGAGCTATGTTGTCTTAAGAATTCCAATGAAGGTTGCCAATCTTAAGCGTTTATATCCAGAACATGCTAAGGGGATTAAAGCAGAAGATGTTGAAATAGATGATGGTGTCACATCAACTATATTTGAAGACCCAACAAGATTTAATCCCCCAACTGGTACATCGCCCGGTAGAGGATTTTTTAGGCCAGTTGATATGGCTTATCTTTTTGAAGTTTGGAGAAGAGACTATACTTTAGAGACCATCCCAGAGGAAGAAACCGCCATTGAGATAGAAAACGAGTACCAGGCTCTTGCTAATGGTGGAAGGGCTGATGTTACTAAGTGGATGGACCATGAAGATTTTATAGCCGCTCATGAAGGCTCGTTAGTTAGATTTTCTAGTGACTTTTTGAGTTTCGAAAAAGAAGAATTAGATCTTGATGAGGCTGTTTTAACCATTCCCGAAATAGCTGATTTTCAAACAAGGTTAGAAGAAGCCGTAGAACAACATGAGCAATTCTTAGAAGAAATGGCAGATAGTGAATTAGTCAAGCGACCAAAATATCCTGGCAATTTAAGATTGACATTAAAAACTGGCTTCCAAATACTTTATGATGGACCTGCCCCAGTAGAGGACGGCAAGATCCCGATTGTCCCGATTTATGCATATAAAGAAGAAGACCAACCCTATGGGTTTGGAGAAGTAAAAAATATTTTAAGCGCTCAAATTGAATACAACGATATGAACTATGCTGAGTATCAGGCTTTGAGACTAGTATCTAACCCTGGTTGGATTAAAGACGATAATTCTAATGTCAATGCAGATACCCTTACAAATGCGGTCGGAATTGTTATTACCAAAAAGGCCGGCACCGAAGTAAGGCGTTTAGAGCCTGGCCAAGTAAGCCCTCAACTGTCACTAAAACAACAAGATAAGCGCGGTATCATTGAATCTATATCAGGCATAAATGAAGCCACCCAGGGCCGCAAACCCAGAGGTGTGACCGCCGCAAGGGCTATAGAATTCCTACAACAACAAGCAGTCGGAAGAATCCGACTCAAAACCAGGATGCTAGAGGAATTCAGCATTGGCAGGTTGGGTAACCTCACTGTGTCGAGGATAATAAAATATTGGAAAGAAAAAAGAATGCTCCGAGTATTTGATGATAATGGGAAAATAACAGGCGTCCAATTTGATCCAGAAAAAGTTAATAACTTCAAATTTGATTTAAGAGTCACTCCCGGCACCACATTTGGTGTGTCTAAAGAGGCAATACTAGAAACAACCGGCAATCTATTCGACAAAGGCGTACTCGATCCCGAAACTTTTGTCATTTTAAATGACCTACCGTTCAAAAATACTATAATATCTAAGATAAGAGAAAGAGATGAGCTTCAGGCGAACGCCGAGGCTTTAGCTCAAGAAAACGAGCTTTTAAAACAGCAACTAACGCAACTAACTGGTGGACAGCCAGCCCCCGCGCCAACGGAAGGACAACCGCAACCGGCTCCTCAATTGGTACAAGGGTAGCAAAACTGCCAAGTGGTCAAGCAACATTGGAGGAATACAGTGGCTCAAAAAGAAGGACAACCCATAGATGAACCAGTCGAGGTCGATCCCTCAAACGCCGCGCCAGCCGGTACTGTAGGAAAAGGAAACTATTCTGTTCCTATAGAAGAATTAACGAAGCTAGGTTTTGAGGAAAGAAATGACGGTTTAGACTTAGACGTCATATTGGGTGATGGGAATGACGGAGAATCAGAAACCGACAGTCAACCAGAGGGAACTGAAGGTGATGAGGATATCGACGAGGTAGCTCAATTAAAAAAGGAACTATCTCCCGAGTCTGAAAAAACGGACGAAAAAGAAAAATCGTCTGACGAAAAAGCTGAAACAGTTTACGAGATAGGTGACGAAAAAATCACCATGAAAGAGTTCAAAGAACTTAAAGACAGCGGCTTAAGGGACAAAGATTATCGTCAAAAAACGATGGCCCTAGCCGATGAACGTAAAGAGGTCGATGCTCTTAGGGCTAAGACAGAAGAGTTTCAGCAAGAGATTGAGTCGAAATACGAAACAGAACTAACACAAAAGGAACATTTTGACCAACTAGTCGATTGGATTAAAGAAACCGATCACGAGTTCTTTGATCAATTCCAAGAGAAGAATGCTGAATGGCAAAAACACTCTTATAATCCTCAATATGAAGCAAAACTAAAAGCCCAAGCCAGGTCTCAGAAAGAAATTGAACAGAAACTGGCGGACAATGATGAAGATAGAATGAGGGAGGTATATCTAGGCCAAGAAAAACGGCTTGATATACTGGCCAATAAATATAAACATCTTGAACTAAAATGGGATAAAGAAAAGGTTGTAGATAGGTGGGTTGAAGAAGGTGGCACACTTGTTGATAATTTTAAAATTTTATATGGTGACAATTTGTTGGACCTGGCTGTACAAAAACAAAAAACAGCTAAACCAAAGGTAAGACGAATTGGGGTTAAAACAGCTGGCACTATAAAAAACAAAGGTGCCGTCGTTGTAGAAACCGTTGATCCAACTAAAGATTGGAACTATAGCCAAATCGCGAATGCTATTATTGAGGGTAAAATAGCTTAATGGTCTAAATGTTCTTCCAACTAATTTGGAGGAATAGATATGGCTTTGACATTTGATCAAATAACCGCCATAACTGAACGATTTTTCGTTCCCCGGCTGGTAGACAACGTGTATGAAGAGAGTGCTGCACTAAAACGTCTAAAGATGGGGATGGAACTGATTTCAGGCGGTCATGAAATATTAACCCCTATCATCAAGAGCAAGCCTGGTTCAGGCGAGTATTTTAGTGACTTTGATGCACTTAATACTTCACCTACTGATGATATAACCTCAGCGGCTCATGTTTGGAAACAGCTACAAGAACCAATCAAAATGAGTCGTTTGCAGGAATTAAAAAACAACGGTGATGCAGCTAAGATCCGATTAGTTGCAGCTAAAATGCAGATTGCTGAAAAAAATATCGCCGAAAACCTGTCTCTAGGTCTTTTCTCTGACGGAACCGCTTCAACCGGCGCGAACACCACTAAACAAATAACGGGACTTCGGGCTATTTTGTCCACAACTGTGACGTATGGTGGGATTGCGGTGGCGGATCTGGCAGAATGGATTGCCGTGGTTGACACCGCTGGCTCGAATAGGGCGCTTACACTTGCACTTCTTCAAAAGTTGTTTAACGCCGCGTCTTTTGGTTCTGACAGACCCAGTATGATATCGTCTAATAGAGGCGTATTTAACGTTTATTGGAGTCTGACCCAACCATTCCAAAGAACAGTGCCAGACACACAAAACAACATTGGTTTTGTTGACGGGTCTTTCAATGGGCGGCCATGGTTTATTGATGAGCATCAAGTAGGTAATTCGGTCTACATGGTAAACGAAAAGTACGTAAAATTAATGGTCCACAGAGAAGAAAATCTTAGATTTGAAAAAATCACACAGATCGAGTCTCAAGCGGCTTCTTTAGGTAGAATATTCTGGGCCGGTAATTTAACATGTAATGGACGGAGATATCAAGCGTTGCTTGAGGCTCTGCAAGAGAGTGTATAAGGAAAGGATAATTATATGAAGAAATTTTTAGTATCACTTCTTGTTTGCGTTGCCGTATACCAGGCCTATGGAGTCATCCACCGGCACGGATCATCCGAATCGACATCAGATCCAGAAAAGGCGTCTATTGTAGTAAAAAATGGAGAATCCGTCGCTTTAGCGGCTGGTGACCTTGTCCAATTGGACTCTACATTAGACGACGGTGTCACGGTTAAATTGACCACCGAAAAAGCTGATGTTCCTTTGTGTATGGTAGAAGCGGCTATTGCGGCAGCGGCGATGGGAAGATGCCAAACTTATGGTTTGACTACTATCCTAAAGGCTGATGGTCAAACAAACGCCATCGTAGCAGGCAAAAAAATCTCATCATCCGCACGTGCTGGACGAGTAGACGGGGGTTCTGGAACCTTTGTAGGGGTGGGGCTTGACGCAAATAGCGCGTCTGGAACCATTGATGCTTATCTTAAACTTAGGTAATGAATGGGTTTACTAACTTTTGGGGAGTAGCCTCTGTGCTGCTCCCTTTATATGTTAGAGTTGACGGTGTTAATGATGTCAGAATATGCAGGAATTACCTGTTTATATTCATCGTATTTCTTAGCATCAGTCTATTTAAAAACGGTAAACTAAAGCTTCAAGATTATCTCCCCTGGGTGGGTTTGTTGGTCTTGGCATGGTTTAACATTGATTACCTCTACCAGCCGGCCACTTTAGAGCAATTTGCTACTCTTGGGGCTTTCTGTATAGCTGTGCCACATTTGGTCAGCAATTATGAGAATATGAAAATAAATTTATTTCTGAACTATTTCCGGGCTTCGGTGTTGATACAATCAGTACTAGTCTTTACCAATATGTTTGGCATAAATCTATATAATCTAGACGTCCCTGTACCAAGAGCGCTTGGGTCTTTTGGTCAAGAGACCCTAACGGCGGCTTTTATAGCCGTTTTGTTGCCCACATTTTTTAATAAGAAATGGGCACCTCTTTTGCCAATACCCTTAATGGCCATCTTTTTTACTGGCAGCGCCATGAGTGCTATTTCGGTAGTGGCCGCCTCTGTTTTTTTTGTGGCTTTTAGCTGTTTAAAACTAAAAAAAGCATTGTTATCTCTTCTAGGATTCTATTTAATGACCTTTGCGTTTGTAACGGGTTTTATTGGAGTTGATGGATATTTTAACGACAATGAAAGATTCAAAGTATGGGAGACGATATATGGCGTCATTAAAGATCGTGGGTTTTGGCATATACTCTTTGGGAGCGGTGTTGGGAGTTTTTGGCATCATTTCAGCGATTATTGCACTGATTGTAACCAGCGATTTTTGTATGCTCATAGTGAACCCCTGCAGTTAGTTTATGAATTCGGACTAGCAGGGGTAATTATGATAGGATTAGTCCTCAAAAGAATATTCTATCTTCCCTCGACAATACCAAATAAGGGTATAATTTTAGCAATGATGATAGCTGCTTTCAGTAACGCATTAGGAAATTTCACATTCCACATCGTTCCAATAAGCATGGTTATTTTAATTGGGTACACATATTTAATAGGCTACAAGGAGAAACATTATGGCTACTACATCAACCAGGACGGACGAATTTCCTAACTCTGGCAAGAAAGAACAAATTTGGGATGTCACTATCGGAGCATCAGATACCGTTGCCACCTGGGCCACCGGGATGAACAATGTTGATATTTGTAACGTCGAAGTGGATAGTGATGAGGATAACGGCAAGGTGGTTATAAATAGTGATGATGGAACAGAGGGAAGCCAACTAGGTAGTATTCACATTAGTGGTTTAGCAAACTCAGCCACCCTAAGAGCACGCGTACTTGGAAACTAAAAATGGGGTCATGGAACGGACTTGATCTTCAAACAAGGTTTAGCCAAACACTAGGTGACACAAGCACCGTGTTTAAAGCTAGGGTTTTAGAATGGATGAATGACATCCAGGACGATATATCCACCGCACATCGGTGGCCGTGGTTGGAAAAGTCTGGGGCTAAAAATTTAGTTGCCTCTGAAGAAGAACAAAATTTAAACATCGATGCTCCTGGTGCACCAACGGCTGTTTTAGTACCAGCTGGTTCGGGACTAACACTGGGGTCTACATATTCGTTTAGGGTTACGTTTTTTCAAGACCAAGACCTTTATGAATCTGAAGGCGGCACTGTAAGTAACACTCTAACAACAACTGCTGGGAATTTAGCCATTAACTTGACCGCTATACCGGTAAGTACCGAGCCACTAGTTACAAAGAGAAGAGTATATGCATCTAAAGATGGTGGGAAGTATTTAAGGATTGTTGAACTGGCAGATAACACCACTACAATCTTTAGTTTTATCGCGGACACAACATCAACACTTCAGCCGCCAGACCACATAGGAATAAGAGCATTAGATGGAAACCCTTATTTAAGCGGCGTAGTGGATAGAATTATCTTACCCAGAGGAAAAGACGAGTTAAGATTTCTTTTCCCTGGTGATTTCTCAACTGGCACTCCTCAATGGTGGGCCGATGTTGAAGCGAGTGATTCAAAATTTAGTATTCTCTTGTATCCTAAACCAAGCGTTACCGATGTAGTAAGGTTTCCATATTTAAGGAAACCAGCTAGGATATTTGCCGAGACCACAAGTCAACCCACCATGCCCATAGAATTAAAACGGTTATTTAGAACCGGAGTGTTGTCTTTGGGTTATGAATTTAGAGAAAGACCTCAAGCACAGACATACATGGACCGGTATGAACAACAACTTGAATTGGCCGTAAGTAAATCTAGGGCAAGATGGGTATCAGGAAGAGTGAGAGATGTTACGGGCAGTAGCAGTGGATGGGCGCTATAGATGCCTTTAGCCCAAGGAATAGTCAGACAAATAAAGCGGTTTACCAAGGGAGTAGATTATTCTAGTGGTGAAATAGGGGATGCTTTAATTGATGCCCAAAATCTTTTACTTATACAAAATAAATTACAAACAAGACCTGGACGTAAAAAGTTTAGTTCAGTGTCCACAAACGCCACCATAAATTCTTTGAGTTACTATGTAAATAGTGATGGAACAGTTAAGGAACTACTATCTAAGTCATCCACTATTCTTTCTGGATACGATGAAATAGGACAAAAAACAGATGTAAAAACGGGTCTTACTAGTGGCATAAGACATTCTGCTTTAACAATGAATGGCAGACACATTGTGGCTTTGGGGGCTGACGGTGCCTTTAGTTATGATGGAACCAACTTTGTAGCTTTAGGAATACCAGTACCTGGAGCCCCCACAGTAGCGGTGTCAAGTGGCGGCTCCCTATTAGATGCTACTATATATGAAGTTAGAACAAGTTTTGAAGGGAGTGGGATTGGTACAGAAGGTAATGCCGGAACAGTAAGCGCCCAAGTAACCACAGCCGATCCTAATTTACAGATAGATGTAACCAATATAGCAACTACCACTAACCCACTTATTGATAAGGTTAATATTTATCTAAGAGATGTCACAAATGCTGGTTCGTTTTTGTTTGTAGCTCAAATTAATGAGGGGACCACAACATTTACTATTGATGAGATACCCACCTCAACCCAAACAATAAGAGAAGACGCTAGTGCGCCTTTGGGTGGTGGAGCTAAATTTCTTGCTATCTTTAATAGGCGACTAGTTTTATTAGGTAATGGCACCTTTCAAAATGAGGTCTTCTTTTCTAACATTGATGAACCAGATACCTTTGACTTTGCAATTTCACCCCGTACTGCGATTACCTCAGCAGAGGGTCCAGTAACTGGGGGGACTATTGGGTATTACAGAGGCGATAACTTAAGTCAATACCTCGTTGTTTTTAAGAGGCGTTCTACGCATGTTTATTCTGAGGATATTAATGGTAATGTCGTTTTCCAGACGATAGATTATGACGTTGGATGCGTATCTGATAAGCAAATTAGAGTCCTTAATGGGAATATAATATTTTTAAGTGATATGGGCTGGCGAGCTATTGTTAATGGAAAGATAATACCGGCAAATCTAGGCGAGGGAGCGGTTGATGATATATTCTCAGAAAGTGGCATAAGCTTTAGTATCAACAAGCAAGAACTAGAAAATTCATTCAGTGTTTATTATCCTGAATTAAAATCTTACATGAGCTGGGTCACCGAGGGATCTGACACCACATTTGAAAAATGTTATAATTACCATTTAGATAGTGAGCAATTTATGCCATTGAAACTAAAGGCAAGCGCCGCTGCTATGGGTCAAGATGCTAATGATTTACAGACTGTGTTTTTGGGAGACACCGATGGGTTTATCTATACATACAATATCAGAAACCCGTCACAAGACGATGGGATAGAGACCGTGTCATCTGATGACTTTGTGTTAGATCAGTCATTGTTGGATCAGGGGCTCCTTCAAGAACCTGTCGCCAGCGCTATCCCGGTGTTTTTATTCTTCAACTGGATCCCAAATGAGGACTTTACATCTAGTTTTAATTTCAGGACTCTTACCTTTGAGGCTATATCTGACCCAAATTTAGCGGATAATTTGGTGGATGTCAGCATTTTTAAGAACTTCGATCGGGCAACGCCAGAGGGTTTCCAGTATGATTTTCAATCAGAATCTGGTTTTACGCTTGATATAAGTGTGTTGGATGTGGATATTTTAAGTGATGAGAGGGCCAGAATTAGGGTGGGAGCAGATATAAACATCTCTGCTAAAAATATTTTAATAGGTTTAAGACAGAAGATAATAGGTGCTAAACTACAACTATTGGCCAGCCAATTGGAATTTAGCAGAAACGGCAATGATAATTAGGGGACGGATATGAAATCTATTTTGACAACAATAATGTTTTTTGCGTTTTTTCTGGTTACTCAAAACGCTAAGGCCGGTACATGCACAACCATTAGTAGGACCGACAATTCATCAAACAGCGTATTAACCTCAACTAAGTATAATGCTGATCACAATACCGCTTATTCCGCCCACAATTCTTTTGATGGTGGATGTGTCACCGTTGGAACTTTGGAACCGGATTCTCTGAACACAACTCAATTTGATGTTGTATTAAATGCGCCAAGGGCTGGGTGTGAGTTATCTATTTCAGATACTAATACTATAAGTGTTAATCTTTGTAAGATTGCAGTAAGTGGAAACTTTTTAAATAAGACCTCTGCCACTACGGTTACCTGGGGTTGTACTGGATGTTCAAGCGAATCTAGCAGCGACACGTTTTACATATTTGTAAAAAACGATTCTACATTTACTCTTTTAATACTCTCAGCCGCTCCTAATGCTGATGGGTACAATGGCTCTGGTGATAGAGCAATTGGGAGATTCTTTAATGATGCAAGTTCAGATATTGTAGCTCAAGGCGATAAAGTAGGAAATAGTTATCAGCCCTTCTCCACTGTGAGCGCTGATACTGGAAATGGATACGGATCAACCAATACCAGGATTAGACGCTATTCAAATACTCCTGAAAACATTGGTCCAGCCATTACCTTTGCTGACAGTCCTCCAAATGGTGCCTCTTTTACTATTAATGAAGATGGAATCTATAATATAGCAGTAACAGATAAACCTTCAGCATCTACTTGTCAATTAGGAGTTTCTTTAAATAGTTCTAATCTAACAACTGATATAGGCTCTGTGACTATAGCTCAAGGAAACTTAGGGTTTGTTGAAGTATCTACAACTATAGGGTCTCAGTTTAATATTTCTCTTCCCCTATTAGCTGCGGACATAATAAGAGCCCACACTAATACGAACTGTGACAATGCTACAGAGTTTGCTAGATTTAGAATAACTAAGGTAAGTTTATAATGGGACTCTTTAGTAAATTAGCCGCGGTTGCTACTGGTGGAATTGCGGCGCTATCTTTTGCAGCTACAGGGGTTGCCGCTAAAAAGGCTGGGTTATTTAAAGGTAAGAAGTCTGCCGATGAGCGAGAAATAGCAAGGCTTAGGGGTCTTAGAAGAAGGGCCACTGGAATATTTGGGGCCGAATTAAAAAGAGTTGGAAAAATTGATGTAGCGGCAAGGGGGAGGCAGGCAAGAGAAGCCGCAAGGTTCGGTATCTCTCAACAACAAAGGGGTCTTGTAAGCGCCCAACAACAATCCCAGCGTGATATCAGTAGACAGCTAGCAAGGCGCGGGACGGGTATCTCAAGCCTTAGTTTTACTTCAGGAGCCGCCGCAGCTAGGCCATTCCAACAACAAGCCGCCTTCTTACAAGCCCAGACTCCTCTACTTCTTCAGCAAGCCCAACAACAAGGAGTTAGGACTGCGGCCCAAGAAAGACTAGGTGGTGCACAAGCATTTTTAGGTTCAGGATTAGCTCCTCAATTTAAGCCGGGGCAAGCCAGTCTTTTTAGCAGGGTGGCACCGACTGTGGCCGGTTTAGCGGGGGCAGGGTTGGGAGCATTTTTTGGTGGGCCAGTTGGGGCTAGCGTTGGTGGTACTCTAGGGCAAACCGCTGGTAAAAAAATAAGTCTGGTATCCGGGGCGGCTCAAATCCCTGGTACTGTGAGATAATTAATGGCAAACGTCAATCTTTTTAGAGAGATAGAAAAAGAAAATGAAGCCAGAAGACAAATTCGTTCTGAGTCTGGAAAGGTTTTAGTACAAGGTATTTTATCGGCATTCAGAGTACCTGCAGAGATAGAGAAAAGGCGACTAGCCAGAGAAGACCGCCAATTGAGATTACAACGAGAAAATGACAAAGCCACTAGAGAAGCAACAAAATCAGTATTAACTCTAGGAACACAGTCTTTAGAAAAAACAGGAAGACCACTTTCATCAGCAGCAATCGCTGCTCTGACTGCTGGTACAGAGGCCGAAGAAATATTTCAAACTCAAGTGGTCCAACAACAACAACAAGAGCAGGAAGAAGAAGAAATGGCCGGCATTGAGGGTTTATTGCAGGCTCCTGGTGAGCAAGCCATTCCAACCCAAGAAACAGTCGGGGCCCAACAATTACTGGCACCACCTCAGGCCGTCGTTCAACCAACACAACAAATTCCAGGATTACCAGAACAACAACCCGGGGCTCCATTACAACCTCAACCGGCTCCACAGCCACTACAACCCATTCAACCCACCGGTGATCCACTTCAAGACGCCGCCACTGAAGTTGAACAAACACCTCTTGTTGATCCGACACAAGGGGTTATTGATACAGAAGTTTTTGGATTGGGGCCAAGGATACCAGGGTTTCAAACGGCGGCTGAAAAAGAGATTATTAAATTAAATCAAAAAAGATTTGAAAATACTACTGGCCTAAGAAAAGAATGGAATGGGAACCCAGTTACTAAAGCCACTAGAGAAGTCAGAATCCAGGGACAGAAACTTGAGGCCGCAGCTGTTCAGGCTATAAGCGCAAAGGACCCTAAAGAAAGGGCGGCGGCTGACGTGGCATTAGTCTTTTCATTTATGAAGATGCTTGATCCGGGTTCAGTAGTTAGAGAATCAGAGTTTAAAGCTGCGGCAGACACAGCAGGATTATTTGATAGGGCGGCCCTTCAATTACAGAAACTACAGACTGGGGAAAAACTAATTAAAGAACAAAGGGCCGCGTTTCTTAACCTTTCAAGGAAATTCTTACAAGCTCAAGAAGAGGGTCAGCGTAAATTAAACAGATGGTATGTAGAAACCGCCCAAAGGAATGGTCTAGATCCTAGGGATATTGTCCAAGAATTTAGTCGTGATAGAGCCAAGGAAGATAAGTTTAAACTAGATATTGAGGCCCTAAATAACGTATTGCCGTCTAGATCCGCCATTGAGGCGCTAAGAAAAAGAAAAGCTCTGAGAGGTAAAAAATAAGTGGGACTAAGACAACCTCAACCCCAACAAGAACTTACACCTGAAGAGTTGGCAGAGTTTAACCAACTAATCCAAGAAGAAAGAGACGTCTTAGCCACTGAATCAGGACAAGAGTTAGGACAACCACCAGTACAAGGAGGCAACGCCCTAGCTGATGAACTAGGACTACCCCAACAAGAATTTGGAGAAATAGACATATTTGCGGCTCCAAGGCCGACAAGTCCAACCAAACCCTTGAGTGATTTCTCAATGGAAGATTTCAAAAAACAATTAGAGGGATTACCTGAGGCTGGGCTAGAGGCTCTACCAATAGCTGGTGGAATTGCGGGCGGAGCAATAGCTGGTGGTTTAACTTCTCCTACTGGGCCAGGTGCAATTGCTTTTGGCGTGGGTGGAGCGACACTAGGGGCCGCTGGTGGGCAGGCCGCTGCAGATGCCTTAAGGGGTTTCTTTGAACTAGAAACCGCGCCTAAAACTACAGGGGAAGCTTTTCTTAGGGCCGGGGCCGCTGGTTTAGAGGCGGCGGCTGGTGAGGGAACGGGTCAAGTAGTAGGAAAGGGTATTGCATTAGGAGCTAGGGGAGTTGGGGGGGCATTAAGGGCTGGTAGGGGTCTTTTAGAAAAGGGTCTTACTCCTGGTGTTCAAAGAGTGGTAATCGCCGCTAGAAACTTAGGCGTAAAATTACCAGAGAGACTAAAAAATAATTCAAGATTTATTAGAGACCTAGAACAATCTCTAGCCACTTCTCCTACAGTAGCAAGTACTGGCATTAGAAAGACAGAAGATGCTTTCTTTAAAGGCTTGACCGGAAGGGCCGAAGAGGTCACCAATGTGCCAAATAATCTGAGCGCATTTGAAGTTGGCGAAAGTGTGAAGACTGGCTTAATAGCCGATATTGGTGAGGCCACTGCACCTGCACAAGCCACTTTCCAACTTATAGACAGTAAACTCAGCAGTGTTCCAGTACCAGACTCATTAAAGAGGGGAATGATTAGATCCGTTAAGTCTTCTCCTGGTGCTAATTTAACAACTGGTGGCGGGAGACAAATTGCTAAAAGGATTGAATCTGATATTCAACAATTGCAAAGTATTTCAGATATAAAGATACTCCGCACAACGTTGAGACAAGAATTAAGTAACCCGAATTTAACAGGCACTCAAAAAACTGTTATTGCTAAAGCATTAGATAAGCTTACATCTGCTAGAGATTTACTGGTTAAAAACACTGGGGATGCTGACCTTAGAGAGGCATTGAGTTTTGCTAATAAATCATGGAAAGCATTCTTTAATAAGTTTGAAAGAATAGACAAAGCTCTAGGCGGTAAAGCCGCAAGGTCTCCATCTGATCTAGTATCCAAAATTGATGGCCTAAATGCTGAGCAAATTCAAAAGAAACTATTTAATATAAATGATGTCGCTACATTAAAGGCAGTGGAAGAAATCTTTCCAAGACAGTTTGAAACCATGAGAATTGCTAGAATGAATGAACTAATTAAAAAGAGTTCAAAAGCTGGTGAAATAAGTCTCAAAAAACTAGTGACCAACATATCTAAAATGCCTAAAGAATTTAGAAAGGTTCTTTTTGGTAAAGACCTTGATAAAGTGGCCGATATAGAAACCCTAATTAATGCCATCCCAGATGCACTAAATCCCAGTGGCACCGCAAGACAATTAGAAATCACAAGAATATTCAATCTAATCCAACAAGGAAGTGCACTTGGCAGGTTGGCACTATTAAGGGGTTTGACCGCGCCCAAACCGTCTAATATAGTGGACAGGTTAATTGATACTGCTGGTGGGGCAGAGGCTTTATTTGGCAAGGCAAGTTTTACAAGATCTGGTGTGGGGCAAGCAATAATTCAACCACAAATAGATGTTCAACAACAAGTTGAGAGTCTCTTTGATGGAGGAGGACAATAATGGCACAAGGATTTCAGGGCAGCATAAAAACATTAAAAGCAGACAACCTAGAGGGCATGCAGGATTTTCTTGATATTATTGAGGCGCAGACAGTTGTGACTGCTAGTGTCTCGGTATCGACTGATCCATTTTCAGGCAAGACTAATAAATTTGCTGAGTTTGCCGGTATGGTAATTACTGCAACGGCCGACTTCCACTTTAAAGTAGGCCCTTCGAATATAAGCGATGTGGATACTTCAGATATGTTGTGGCGAGCATCAAGAGAACTAAAGCTATCGGTTGATCCCGATAGGGCTTTTTTAAGACTCATACCCGCTACTGGGTCGGCCACATTTCATGTGGCTGAAGTGGGCACTAACGATCAACTATAAAGGAGACTAAAGATGGAAGAAGAAAAAAGTATAAAAGAAATTCTAGAACTGCTGGAAGCATTAAAACTACTTGGCGTAACAATAGCCGAAGCCTCTAAAGATGGATTTGATTTGGGGGATTTTTCTAAGGTGTTAGATCTAGTGAAAGATTACCAGGTTCTTTTAGAAGGCTTTAAAGGATTAGGCGATATTGGTGGAGAGTTTAAAGATCTGAAGATTGATGAGGCTCTGATTATTGGTGAGAAAACATTTGAGATTTATAAAGCAATCAGAGCTGCTCTGTAATGCCAAGTCATACAGAAAGCGAAAGATTAAAGAAGACATCAAGGGCTTTTAGAGAAACTAGGTTGTTTCGTTCAAAGAATAACAGGCGAAGGGCAGCTGGTAGGACTGAGGCCCAACTGGAAGATCGGGGAGCAATTCTTTCCGCGGCATCGAAGAAAGCCAGAGAGACAATAAGGAAACGCCGGAAAAGGGAACGGGACGCAAGGAAGTAGAGATACAAGTTGTCTCTACTTCCATCAAACCAAATTCTGAATCCAGGATAATGCTCACACCCCAATTTTCTTCAATGACGCTGCCATAAAACACCCAAGCATCAGTTTTAACGCTTTTCATAGAACTAATTTCATTCACGTTAAACTCTTTCCCATCCTTCTCACAGACAAAGGATTCCATAGCGTGAGCATTAATGCTGAAAAGAAACAACAATGCCTTCATTGGATGAGACCCCTAATAAAGAATTCCCAAACCAGTATAGAAGTCCACGACGAAATAAATAGTAAAAGCCAAAGTTTCATTTCTTACTCCTATACTGGCGCATGTATTTCTTTATGTAACAAGCAGAGCAAAGATGTTTGGCATGCACCTCCTTCTTCTTACAGGATTCACATTCTAAATGTCCTTTTCCCTTACATTTAGGACATTGATTTTTCATCATCTAAATTCCTAAGGGCTAAGCGGTGATACAATACTATACTACCGGCGCAAGATACATTCATTGAGGTACCACCACGTAGCTTTACAACCCCATGACATTTATCTAAAACTTTATTAGGCAGCCCGTTGTCTTCAGCTCCCAAAAGGTAAACTGCACGTTCTGGGTGGGAAAAGTCTTTTAGTTCTATGGCCTTTGGGGTTAATTCTATTCCTACTAGGTGGCAACTATAAGGTAAGTGTTTGCATAGGTCATCAATGTCATCAAATTGAAATGTCGGTGTATGGCGCCACGATTTAAGAGTGTCTGCGGCTTGTTTGGGAAATCGTTGGCCTATGGTTGCAATAAAATTGACATTCAAAATATCAGCTGTACGCATTAGTGATCCCCAGTTTGAGCTAGTTTTTGGTTGATACATGACAATTCCACAGTAACCCCTAGTCATCAATAATACTTCCCACATTCACCATCAGAACAAAGTTCTAGCTCAGTACCATTATTGGTGTAAGTACCCGACTCATCAAACACTCCACAGTCATCATTTGTAATCTCATAAACTCCACCATTGTTGTCACCCAATATATATAAATCCATTAAACAAATCCCAAACTCTTCGGTCCCAACGACTAGGGAGTTATCACCATAATCCATATCAGTCAAATTCAGAGTGGTTTTCTTGTCCTTAGTCTCCCATTTAGAAAAGAGCATTTTCCCAGTGTCGTCACATCCAATTAGTGCAATTAATATAGTTAAAATTAGTGCTTTCATTTCATTCTCCTTTGGCTTTGGTTATTGCCTCATGTGCATCTCTAAGGGTTAGCTGAGTTACGGTTCCCTTGCTTGGTAGTTCTTCAACTAATTGTTCCAGTGCCTCAAGTAGATCGGGAGCTGCGGTGACAAGTCGAACATTGGCTTTATCTGTAGAATCGATGATTATGTAGGATTCACTGTTGCGTATTGGTTTATCTCCGTAGTCTTTGTTTGCACTGCCTACGTAACAGACTATTTCAGGTACTTGCGTGGAACTTATTGCAATCATTCCTGGTGGGGTGGTTAATTTATTATTCACTTCCCAGGGTCCGGTGGTATGTTTCATATCATTCTCCTTTGTATATCTAAATGTAACAAAAAATGTTTACATTGTCAATAGACTAAGGCACTGATTTTGTTAAGTCTTTTATTACCTAGGTAGTAGTTCTTGGCAGAAATCCAAACCCCTTTGTAATTCCAGGTATTTGTATCTCAGATACAATTCATAGGCAGCGCTGTGACAATAGAAACCATCGCCTTTTTCTTGTGGGAGGTCCTTTTCTTGACCTAAATTACTACGCAATATACCCTTATAAAGAATGTAGCGTTCAAATGTGGCTTCTTTAATTCTTTTAGGAGTTGATGTGCATGAGGCTAGTATGAATACCATGAAAAGTATCGACTTCAAGGACCCTTCCCGGGTCTCATGTCTTCTTGCTCTGATTCTATATCCTTTTCTATTTCTTCTTTCTCTGCCTCTAATTTTTCTCGCCGTGTCTTACTTATCCACTTGTTCACTATTGGAATGGCTTTCAGGCCGGCTAGGACAATCTGACCAATAAGCAAAGCAACCTTCCACATGTTAAAATTGTACCATGAACGTCCCTGTAAAGGTCATTCTGCACTGTTCTGATACCCCAGACTTTAAGGAAGGGAGCCCAAATCAAGACCAATATGACATATTTGACATAGATATCTGGCATAAAGAGAGGGGATTTAATAGTGTTGGCTATCATTTTGTCATTACCAGAGGCGGGAAAGTACAGGTGGGACGGGCCCTGGATGTGATTGGGGCTCATGTGAAAGGCCACAACGAGGACAGTATAGCCATTTGCTGGATGGGGAGATCTAGGCCGACAAAGGCTCAACTGGACGCAATTATAAAGCTTTACTACAAGCTAAAGGTAAAATTTGGGATCAAATATCCAGACTGGCATGGCCACTATGAGTACAATCAAGATAAATCCTGCCCTGGAATTTCAATGGTGGTTATTAGAAAACTCCTAGAAATGGTGGATGATACCGACTGCAAATATATCGTGTATAATTGATAATAATGAAGTGGCTGAAAGAAAACCTTCCAATATTTGTTGCAGCGGGGGTTTTGTTGTGGTGGTTTAGCAGTACTTTTGCCCAGCAATCTTGGGTAAAAGAATATGTTGATATCAGGCATGAGCAAGTAGTCAAAATTTTAGAACGGATTGAAACTAAGGTCTGGGAACTATCTAAGAAGGATTAAAAACTCCCGGGGATAGGACACACCATGTGTCCTATTTTGTTCATGCATTTAACTATTATAAAACCCCCGGGAGGAGTATTCAATATAAAATTTTAATATCTTGGACGGCCATTTCCGCAAGCGATCAAGGTTATAGAATATTTTTCTACATCTCATTTTTAATAGATTTAACAGCGTCTTCTAAAATAACACAAACTGTTTTTTGAAGTGTCCAGTCATTAACAGAACATAATATCTTAAGTTCCTTTATAAGTTCTGTAGGAAGACGAACGGCGAATGATCTTGTATTTTCAGCATCAGACTCATGTATCTTACCTATCTTACACGACAGATTTTCTTTAAATTTTCCTTGCACTATTTCCACATCCCTTAAATACACTATCGAAAGATTGAAGTCAAACTTTTACTTAAGATTTATTAATCAAAATTGTCTATTATTTAGTCAATAATATAAATTTTACTCATATTAGAGATCTATATTGTTAGATTGTTAACAAAAATATTTGGCACAAACCTTGCTCTAGTTCCACCCCAAGGAAAGGGAGCAATAGATGAAACAATTAAAAGAGTTAGGGACGTATGAAATTAATGTAGAGAATTACCCACGGAAAGACTGCGGAGATTTAGCCCCATTAATTGAATCAATTTGAGAATATAGCACATATAAGAAAAACAAAAACATTCGGAGAAAAGTTTTTAAAAGAATTGCGTAATTGTGGAGAGATTCATTCCACAGATAGGCGTGCCCTTAAAAAGATTATTAAGGAAATCAATGATACATTCCGAAATATTAGTAAAGAAGTAATTCTTAAAAAAGGACTACAGCAAATTGATACCCCCAATGTGTAAAATTTATATTGACGAATTTACTAGAGAAATTAGTACTAGTGAAGGACAGGCCCTATTAACACCAACCGAGTATAATATCGTAAAATTATTGGCTCCCCATCATCCGGTTCCAGTACTTAGAAAAAACATACTAAAAACTATATGGAAAAGAAAAATGACTAAAACCAAAAGCTTTGCTGTACACCTTAATTCTTTAAGAATAAAACTTAAGCCACTTAAAATAAGTGTGGAGTATCTGGGCTTTTTAAAAAGTTACCGCATGATATCAGAGGCAGAAGATCCTTGAGTCTTCCATACTTTGAAGTACTTTTCTGTCAATTCAACCGACATTACTTGAGAAGTAGTATTCCTTTTAAGAGCTAAAGAGTTTTTATGTGAAAACAAACTTCTTTTTAATTCATCCTCGGCGGCTCTAATTCTTTCGATAAGTGTGCCCGTCTCAACACAAAGCCAATCAGAGTACTCATAAGCTTTATGATCCCAGTCTCCTTCGGTTCGGATGAAATCAAGTTTTTTTTTAACATCGTCGAGGGAGTTCATCGCCGCAATACACCCCTTTGTCTTTGCGCAACATCAGATTCTAGTAAGTTTTGCCTATCTAAAATATTACCTGTTATTTTTAGAAGCAGGGCATTTGAGACTGCTTTAATATCGACACCAGCGATAATTTCATTGAAATGTGTTTTTGTATATTCCACAGCTACTTTTTCAGATACAGAATCTTCTATTCTGTGAAAATTATACAGCGCACTACCCCCCGCGTGGGTCTGTATATTTATTTGTTCTTCGATTGCTTTTGAATACTTTTCCATGTATTCCGATTTGTGTTTCTTACAATATTCTTCAATAAGCTTTCTAACAAATCGTTCGGGCTCATTTTTGAACTCCCAGTTATTATTGTACCAAGTAAATTTTGTGGCTTTATTAACTCTGATTATAAGCGCTATTGAATACCAGAGACTAAACAAAGACATAAAAAAAGCCAAAATCGAAAGAGTTATTGTTGGGGTGTTCATTTCATCATCTTCTCCGCTTCTTCCAAAGACTCAGCAAAAACGAATTTTGGTTCTTTATTTTTAAGTCGGTCTATCATGTAGAAAAGATTGTCCCAGCTTACACCTGGTATTTCTGGTTGTTCTTTTTGCATTTTTTTAAGTATGTCTTCTTGAAGTTGTAGTATTAGTTTTGCCCCCTTAAGAACAAGTTTTTTATGAACATCCGGACTATCAACATCTAGACATTCAATTATTTTAGTCATCCCTCCCCCTCCAACTCGGCTACTTGTTTGAGGGCTTTCTCAAACATGAGTTTCACCGGCCAACCATATTTCTTTTCAAACGTCTCATCATCTAAAAAATATTCTATGTCTTTTTTCATAATAGCCTCTCGAGCCCACGCGTCTTTTAGTTGGGAGATGAGCCAAGGCATGCCCGCCGTTGTTGCGGTATGATACATCCCAAACTTTGCAACTCTACCCTCAATCTCTGCTAACTTCTTTCGTTTGTCAGTCATCCACCACCACCCATCGGATTTTCTTCCCACAATTTTCACAAACCCATCCGCCCTCAGCAGTTAGGTTTGGAAGAGGGAAATGTTTACATTCTTTCTCAATAGGTCGGGGATCTACGAGGTAGGCTCGCTGGGCGTATCCCCCCGATTTATCAGTACAGATAACTACATAATCCCTGTCAAAACGTTGTGCATAAACAACTTGCTGTTTGCCCATGTAGTGATCGTACTTTTTTTGGGCTTGTCTTGCTGCCGAATGCTTGTACGCTATATTGTCAATTGTTGGAAAATC